AACTGGGATTTTGAAGCCGATGGGCTGATAGGTAACGGTACTAAGGTTCGCATCAAGATTGTATTCTACGGTGAAGGTAACTTAGCAGGGCATAGATTAGAAAAGTTAGGTGTATTAGATCACATACCTTATGAACAAACAGAGAGCGCTGCTTCTGGTTTTTAATCTAGGGTCTCTTCGGAGACCCTCTTCACGGAGACTACTATGAGTCCAAAAGTAGAGATTAAGTTTACTGCTACAGATGAGTTTGAAAATGAGCGTACACTTACTTACACTCAGAACAATATCTATACGACAGAAGACTTAGAACACGCTTTCGTCAAAGCTGCCTTATCTTGGGGCTTTGACGATTACTTCTTCGGCTATACTGCCGATATATTTAAAAAAGAGAGTCATTGATGAGTAAGACACTTATAGATGGTGATATCATAGCCTACAGATGTGCTTTCGCTCATAAGGATGATCCTATTGAGGTAGCAATAGAAAGCGTAGATGAGCTTCTAGGTTTTATCTTTAATGAGTGCTCCTTTTATAATTCAAGTGGGAAGTACGAGGTGTATATTACTGGAAAGAATAACTTCCGTAATAACATCGCTAAGACCCATAAGTACAAGGGTAATAGAAAAGATGCCGAAAAGCCTTTACACCTTGAGAACATTAGACAGCATCTGGTAACTAACTACCATGCTATTAAATCTCACGGAGAAGAGGCTGATGATCTTATAGGCATAGAAGCAACTAAGGTTGGTCCTAAGGTCGTTATAGCTTCAGCAGATAAAGATATGTTGCAGTTGGCAGGTTATCACTTTAACTTTAATAAGAACGAGTGGAAAACTGTAGATGCCGTAGAGGGTCTACACTTCTTCTATACCCAAATACTCACTGGAGATACTGCCGATAATATTAAGGGGTTATATCGAGTGGGTCCTGTAAAGGCTGAGAAGATCCTAAAGGGTGCTTCGACAGAGCGTGAGCTTTGGAACAAGGTAGTAGAAGCCTATGACGGTGATGTTGAGCGTATCGTAGAAAACGCAAGACTTCTTTGGCTTCGTAGATATGAGGGGGAGATATGGCAACCACCGCATCAGCGAAAGCCAAAGGCCGCTTAGGTCAACAAGAGATAAGGGATAGGCTACTCAAAGCCTTTCCCGAACTTCATCCTGACGATATTAAAAGTCAGATCATGGGTGTTAACGGAGAAGATATAGTTTTATCGCCAAGAGCAAGAGAAGTATTACCACTCTCTATAGAAATCAAAAGGCGTAAAGATTTTAAGACTCTGTATGGCTACATGAGGCAAGCTGAACAGGATAGAATATTTGAACCTATAGTTTTTTTACGTGGGGATCGTCAGGAGTGGCTATCCATATGTAAAGCAGATTATTTTGTGGAGTTACTAAAATGGAAGAAGAAATGATAGTACATTGGACAAAAGGTCCAGTAGAAGATTTCGGAGACTGTTATGCAGTACAAGCTATCTATCAGATGGGTGATGAGGGTGAGATAAAAAAAGAATATCTCTGTCATTTAGACGAAGAGCCCCTGTTAAAAATAAGTAATCACTTTAAAGTATCTATTAAACCTTGGAAGATTTCTGACTAATGTCTTACTTAAATTCCCGACACAAGACTGCTGTAGTCTTTTCCTGCGCTCACGCAGACCCCTCAGCCAGTAATGAGAGATTCTTATGGCTAGGGGAACTTATATATGATGTAAACCCGACTTACGTTATAGACTTAGGAGATGGCGCTGATATGCGTTCTCTTAACAGTTATGACGGTCGGAATCCTCAGGCTGTTGTATCTCAAAATTATCAAGCAGATATTGAATCCTACAATGATGCTATGGAGAAGATTAGAAACAAGCCTAACCAACGCAAGTACAAACGTGCTTCTTGGTTTGGGTTCGAGGGTAATCATGAGAATAGGATTAAGAAAGCAATAGCTAATGATCCTAGAGTTGAGGGGGATAAGTTTGGTATCTCTTTCAGTCACCTACAAACTGACATATGGTTTGACGAGTATCACGAGTATACAAACTCAGCTCCTTCCATGTATCAGTACGACGGTGTATTGTACGCCCACTATGTCTCTAATGGTAACTATGGCACAGCTATGGCTAATAAACATCATGGCTACTCTTTGACAGAGAAGCTATCTTGTTCTGCCACAGTTGGACATAGCCATAAGTTCTCTTACTACCACAAGGCAGAAGCCTTACCTAACCCTATCAACGGTTTAGTTGTAGGTTGTTATAAAGGTAAAGAAGAAAACTGGGCAGGTCAAGCTAACAGAGAGTGGCGTCATGGTGTAGCTATCAAAAGATATTTAGATAACGGTAGCTATGATTTACAGTGGGTCTCTATGTCTGCTCTTCAAAAGGAGTATGGAAGTGGCTGACAAGAGTTACGAAGAAGTCCTCGATATGATCGAGGCTTATGGGTTCGAAAGAATCTTAGAAGATGGTGAAATGAACAAACCCGAAGTTCTTATGCTTTTAGACGAATTGGGTTTCTTAGAGTTGGAGATGTACGACGATGATAACTGCTGATGATATAGATGCCTTTATGAATAGATATGATGATGGATTTAACGACTACCAAGTTAAGGCACGTAAGTTTGCTGTTTACAGTGACAAGTTTAAGATTGTCTACCCTGCACTGGGCTTATCAAGTGAAGCAGGTGAAGTAGCTGACAAGATTAAGAAGTGGCTTAGAGATGGTGTAGTCGATAAAGATGAAGTCGCCAAAGAACTTGGCGATGTACTATGGTATGTAGCTATACTTGCCGAAGACCTTGGCTACCCTCTTTCAGAGATAGCATCTATGAACATGGATAAGTTGACGAAGAGGAAGAAGAACGGTAAGATACGAGGGAGCGGTGACAATAGATAGTCACCTAAATTAACTATAATAAGAAAGATAAAAAATGACTGAATATGGACCAACACTGTCTATCTCAGAAGAGATACACTCTATGAAGTATCGTGGGAAGAACGAAACATTTACTGACGCTATGACTAGGGTAGCAGATGCACTTAAGGATGATACAGAACACTTCGAGAGTTTTCGTAATGTTTTGTACAATCAGAGATTTTTACCTGCAGGTAGGGTTCAATCTGCTATGGGTTCTCCCCGTGAGGTTACTCCTTACAACTGCTTTGTATCTGAAGGTATAGAAGATAGTATGAGTGGTATTATGAGAGCTGCACAAGATGCTGCTCAAACTATGCGCCTTGGTGGTGGCATAGGGTATGACTTCTCTACACTACGACCAAGAGGAGCCCTCATCAAATCGCTTGAGAGCCGCTCTAGTGGGCCTCTTTCCTTCATGGGTATATTCGATGCAGTTTGTAAGACTATCAGCTCTGCAGGGCATCGTAGAGGCGCTCAGATGGGTGTACTGAGGGTAGATCACCCTGACATCGAAGAGTTCATCAGAGCGAAGAACAATAGCACTGAGTTAACACAGTTTAATATTTCTGTAGGTGTAACTGATGCCTTCATGGTAGCGGTAAAAGGAAACCTAGACTTTGACCTAGTATTTGGTGGTCGTGTATATAAAACAGTAAAAGCTAAGGCATTATGGGATGATATTTTACGGAGTACGTGGGACTGGGCAGAGCCTGGAATCTTGTTTATTGATAGGATTAATCGAAAGAATAACTTGTGGTATATCGAAAAGATACGGGCTACTAACCCATGTGGAGAGCAACCTTTGCCCCCTAATGGCGCTTGTCTTTTGGGTTCCTTCAACCTAACTAAGTATGTGTCTAAAGATAGCGATGGCTTCTGGGCTTTTGACTATGACCTATTTCAAGCAGATATACCTATTGTAGTACGTGCTATGGATAACGTGGTAGATAGAGCCACATATCCACTTGTAGCGCAGGAGAAAGAAGCTAAACACAAGCGTAGAATGGGTTTAGGTTTGACTGGTGTAGCTAACGCTCTCGAAGCATTAGGTTATGTCTATGGTTCTGATGGGTTCTTAAAAGCCCTTGAGAAGATAATGGTAACTCTAAGAGATACTGCTTATAGGACTTCTATCAATCTGGCTAAAGAAAAGGGACCTTTCCCCTTCTTCGATAAGGTAAACTTTCTTTGTAGTGAGTTTGCACTAACTCTGCCATCCGACATAAGACAAGACATTGTTAAGTACGGTATCAGAAACTCTCACCTGTTATCTATAGCCCCTACAGGAACTATTAGTTTATCTGCAGATAATGTCAGTTCTGGCATAGAACCTGTATTTAGCTTGTTCTACGATAGGACTATACAAACTTTTGATGGACCTAAGATAGACCGTGTGTCAGACTATGGCTACAGAGAGTTTGGTGTAAAAGGCAGGACTGCAGATGAGCTATCTGTATTCGATCACGTAAAGGTTCTTAACTTAGCAAGTAAGTACGTAGATAGTGCTTGTTCTAAGACCTGTAATGTCGGGGATGATGTTACATGGGAAGAGTTTAAGGATGTTTACATGAAAGCCTACGATGGTGGTGCCTCTGGTTGTACTACTTTCAGAGCTTCTGGTAAGCGTTATGGCATACTAAATGCTGCTGCATCAGAAGATATTGCAGAAGAAAGTGAAAAACAGCTTGACTTGTTTATCAATGAAGATGTAAAACCACAAGTAGTCGATGGTGGCGCTTGCTACTACGACGTAGAAACTGGTTTAAGGAGTTGTGAATAATGGAAAACGAAATACAAATACCGCTCTACTTAGAGCAACATTTAATTGACATGGGTGTTATGCAAAGTCCTAAGTTGTCTGAACAAGAAGAACTTGAGAATCCATACACCACTGTCTTTAGCTCTTTCGGCTATGAGGTGTATGATAAGGACGGAGACATCTTGTTTTGATTAGCCCTATGACACCTGACGAACGAAAGCGTTCGATTGAACGTGACAACGTAAATAGCCCTGCTCACTATGGGCAGGGCAGTATAGAGTGTATTGAGTATATCTTTGACTTCTTGAGTGATGAAGAAGTTATAGGATACCTACGTGGGAATATAGCTAAGTATCTACATAGGTGGCGTTATAAGAACGGTATAGAAGATCTTAAGAAAGCTCAGTGGTATCTCAATAAACTCATAGAGCATGAAGAAAAAGTAATAGAAGGAAGAACATAATGTGGACAGCAGTTCTCTTACTCTGTAGTTCTCTTGAGTTTGAGGACTGCCACGCTGAAGTTAACAGAACAGTAGTTGATTCTCACGATAAGTGTAATTATCTACTGGCAGCAGGTATAGAGATGTTTGAATACTCAGGTCTATACGTAAAGGATTATAGGTGTATACAATGGGGAGAGAGAATATAAAGTCTAACCCTATGGCTAAAGACTTACGGCAACCTAAGTACAAGCCTAGGGTCATACCAAATAAAAAGAAACCTACGCTTAAGATTAAGCATAAAAAAGGGGGTCTCGAAAGAGACCCCTTTAGTTTTACATAGGAAGTAATGTTAGTATACTAGCTTATTTTCTCTTAATCAACCACGACATGCCCCTATATAGTCCCATCCCTATTGCCTGTGGTGTGGGCAAGAGCCATCCCAACAGAAGCAGGAGTAAAACCCAAGGGGGTATGTTAGTGTTGAGGATTTTGATTTCTTCGACTGACTTTGCCTCGACCTCTTTCCGTATTTCTGTTGTAACGATGTCTCGACCTGCATCTTGTTGATTCTGTTGTCCGACCAACTGTTGTGTGTTTTCCTTACCTGCAAGTACATTGGCATTTACAGAGGGACCTCCTTTACTAGCGAATGGATTTAGGGCTGTAAGATAACACCCCGATAGAAAACTACTTGCGATTAGTATCAACAGGAGTTTGCGCATAAGTCACCTGTGAAGTTGAGACAGTTGATTTTGATTCTTTACCCATCCATATGCCAAAGCAGCCTGTTAAAGCTCCCATGCACACAGATACCAGACCTGATTGTTGTATTGTGGGATCGGGTAAAGCCATATACCAATGAACAGCTTGATAAGTCAGCACCGTAACTGCCAACATCATAAGCCTAGGAATTACCTTCCAATCATCAACTATTGTGTGTGCCATTCATATACTTCCTCGCAATGTTTTTATACCTTGTTATTATAACTACTTTTCCGTTATCATCTAACACTATGTATTTATTCTTAGTTTCTATCAACTTCAAAGCAATGCACCGCAGAATTACTGTTAGTTACCATTACTTTAGCTTTTACCATCTGTTGCTGACAATCTTCTTCTGACCCATACGTACCTATTTGGTAATACTCGAACTCACCAGAACTTACTGTAAACTGCATCCATACTAAAAACCACATCACCACCTACCCTGATACTGACCCCAGATATAAAAGAACAGGAATAACAAACCCCCACTAATAGCAAATAATACAGCACCAATAGCGAAGTTAATAGCCGCGTCCATTTGAGCTTGCTTTCTGTATAGTTCATCTTTGCGTTTCTTACGCATACTAGCCTCTATAGTCAGAACCTCGTCCCATGCAGACTTTCCGTAATGCCATGTGATATGTTCTTTTATTTCCCTTCGCATCTCTTCCATCTTCTTCTTATGGGCAAAGATTTCTATGGCTGTTTCTTCGTCACTACCCTTGAATGTTTTCTTCCAGAAAGGTGGGTTCTTCTCTCGTTCTTCTAAGTTAGTAAAGTCTGAGAAAGCTTTACCCCAAGTGGCAAGCTGACCTGTCATATCTTGGAGATCTTTACCTGCGCCAATAGCGCCCTTAAGTGCTTTAAACGCACCTGTAGCCATCATAACGCAAGAAACTGGGTCCATTACTTATCTCTTAACGCTTGCTCTATACTGTCTAATTTGTTGAAGATTGCCTTGACAGTTTCTTTTAGTTCTTTCATCTCTCTGTCGTAAGCTAATCTGTTAGATTCATACTGTGTCTGTAACACTGCAATGTCCTTCTCGTTCTTTGTTGATTTCATAAATAGAAACCACACGACAAACGCAAGAGGTGCGGCTAACCACTGGGTTATGAACTCTAACATCTCCATTACATTAGCTCAAAGTGAGGTGCATCAATAAAAGGTCTACGTCCTTGACTACGTCTTAGATCTACATATGCCATCATAGCAGCTTCTGCAGAACCAGGGTAAGATCTTATGTCACCCTCAGACCAAGCAGCGCCCCACTTTATACTACAACCTACCTCATATGCAGCTTGCTTGAATGCATCACAGATGTTGTCATATAGATTTAACTCCCATGATACATCGGGTCCAACATAAGCTACTACATCTACGGCATGACTAAATCCATCTTCTTGTAGTAAGTGTTTAGATTTCATTGTCTGAGATCTTCCTGCAGCTACGTTAGCCTTCTGCTCATCTAAGGTACGTACACCTTGAGTAACTCCAAAGTCTACGTCTGTAATCTGTATAGCTCTTTCTACAACACCAGTCATAGCAGGGTGAACTCCCTGTAGTTTATCCATTGATCTTTGACTTAATCTGAAACTCATTATTTACCTCATTGACAAGCTGAAGTGCCATCAAAGACACAATATACTTTTGGTTCGACTACTTGAAACTCTGGTTTAACTATACTGACTGTAGCTAATTCTGACATTGTATCATTAGTATCTATTGCTACCTTAGCACTATTGTCAGACTGAACAACCGCTATCTCTTTGTTTGTTCGATTGCCATCTACAGTAGCAGCTATTTGCCCTAAGCCAATTATGGTTGGAGATAACGCAGCAACTGTATTCAACACCTTGTCACCAGAGCTTGTAGGTTGTGCAGTGATAGCCCCAGAAGCATTACCGCCTTGCATAAGCATAGCTGCTGCTAGTACACCATTATCACCTTGTGCTGCTATTGTAGCAATAGTGTCCATACGTTTCCACTCAGCAGAACTATTATACTTATGGTAAGCTTCATTCATTGCCACATCATTCTTAGATGAACATGCTGCAAGCAGTACGGTGGAAATTAGTAGTAATTTTTTCATCGGATTATCCCTTAAGGTTTAGTAGGCCAATCTGAATCTTGTAGATTAGGCCAGTTGCTATGATCAGGTAGATCACGTAATGCTTGTCTGTATGTTGCCATAGCACCTGACATTGTT